TGACCATCCATGAATCTCTTGATCTGTTAGTATTTGTGCGACTTGATGCTCTAACGAACACCAGTCAGGTAAGGGCGGAAGTGTTCGCATAATTTTGTAGTTACTTGTACGTCTTGTACGCAATAATCTTGCATTTCTTGTGACCACTCTTTCCAGTCGGTGGTCTTTCCAAACTCTCCTTTGTATTCACCTAATCTATAACCATAAGCTTCTAATGAATGTCTTCCATATAACTGCAATGGCATCCTAGAGATATTTCTTTTCTTATCTATCTCCATCATGTTTGGATGATATAAGCGAGATAAGACAAGAGTATCAAGAACATCCCCACTAGGCTGAAACCAAGAATAAGTTTTCCGAAGAACAGGTATATCGTAGCCAATAATATTATGCCCAACGATAACATCAGCTTCGGTAAGTATATGCAAAGCTTCCGTGATCGGGTAGCAGTCACCACCTTGATGATTAAATACGTGGGTCTCTTCCTTTTGGGAGTCGTATATGGCGATGCAATGTATCTCAGAAACGTCATGTAATAGTCCGTTAGTCTCGCAGTCAAATACCAGCATCTGTTTTTCCGACATATGTTTTGTCCTTAAACTTTGCTTTCTTTTTTGCTTGTTTTGTAGGTGGGTTTGGTTTTTTTAATTCTTCCAGCTCAGAAGTCTGTGCTGGGATTGAAAATTGGGTCTGTAGTTTCATTGAATTTACAGGTGGTTTTGTCGTATTTCAATTGAGCAGCCACACCTGTCTCGCCTGAGTATCTATTCTTTAAAACTCTTAATGTCGAGAAATCATCAGGGTTCTGCTGATCGCGCTCTAAGGCAAGGACGGTATCAGATAATTGACTAATAGATGCGCTTCCTCTAAGCATCCCTATTGAAACTTTTTGTCCGTCTTCTATTGCCTTATCTCCTTGCGCTCTTCTTAAGTGAGAAACTAAAAATAATTTAATTCCTGTTCTTTCAACCAGACTCCTTAAGTTAGTCATGGTTTGATCTATCATTCTTCTCTCATCTCCATCTAATCCACTAAGTAATATGGATAGGTGGTCGAGGAATATAACTTTTATATCTAAGCCCAGAGCCATATATTCAATACGACTGTAGATAATATCCGAAGATAAACTACCAAAATGGTCGTATAGATAAAGGTTCCAACCATTGATAGTGGAATCGTAAGCATCTTTAAGGGTGGTGTATTCGTGTTCTCCAAGGTGTAGGGCTTTACCTACAGCTACTGACATAAGTCCTAAAGCTGTTCGCCTGTTAGATTCTTCTAATGCGATGTACCCTACTTTAGTTCCTGTATTTAACAACTCAGTTGCGAGTTGTCTACAGAAAGTACTCTTTCCTTGACCAGTCCCTGCTGTTATCGTGGTCAGCTCCCCATAGCGTATGCCATGAGTCATAGATTGCAGTCCAGGAAAGGGATATGAGTGATTACAAGGTGGACTGGGAGTAGTTACTTGTTCTAATAACGTCTTCCCATCAACGATGCCATCTGGCTGATACGGCTTCGCATCCCAGATAGCCCTCCTAATAGCTTCCTTGTCATTGGCTTGGAGCGCATCTGACGCATCTTTGTATTTTTCCAGTCTCGCAATCTTGACCTTTCCCAACGGGAGGATGGACGCTGCCTGTTCGACAGCTCTTCTTCCGGCATCGTCATTGTCGAAGAATAATACAATTTCCTGATATCCCTGTAATAAGGGGATTTGTTTTTGAATGTCTTTCTTAGCTGACGCTGCGCCATGTGGTAAGGAAACCATCGGCCACTTGTCCATCGCTTCATAGCAGCTCGCAGCATCTAATTCACCCTCAGTAATAACAATACGTTTACCAGTAGTAGGAAAGAGATGCTGACCGAATAAGGTATCAGTGGAAACTCCTTCATATTTAAACTTCTTTAATTTGTCTTTGGTTTTGAATCCTTGAACTCTTCCAGAACTGTCGAAATAAGGGAAGCGTAAGTGTGCATCGTCTCTATAGATTTTATAGAACTCGCAGGTTTTTTCACTGATGTTTCGTTTTTGCAGCCTTTGGGCTGATCCTTTAAAAGTGACATTGTTTTGCATTTGATGAGTGTGTTGTTGCCCATCTCCAGCCTTCCTAGTTTGACAACTAAAGCAGAAGGTATGACCATCCGTATACACAGCTAGTGCATCGGATGAGCCACAGTCTGGACATGGATCGTGTCGTATAAATTCGCTTTCAGTCATGTAAGCCAATCAATAGGTATGGCGTGAAAAGCACACCATTTAATTCCATATCGCGAACACCATTTCGCGTAAGTCGTCTTTGATTTTTTGCTAATTTTTTTATAGGGGTCTTGGAAGACCATACGCAGATCTATATCAGGATTCTCTGCAATTACTTGTCGAACCTTCCTTCTATCTTCTGGTCGCCAATATCCCTTAGTTTCTAACACAACTCCGTTGGGTAGAACAAAATCAGGTGTGTATAAGTGTTGAATAGTATATGCAAACTTTACGCTTTCATATTCATAATCAACACCTAATTCACATAAAAGATCAGAGACTTTCTCCTCTAATCCTGATTTGAACATTAGAAGTCATCATCAGGGACTATCTCTTCTTCAGTTGGAGTAACGTTTGGATCATCAGCTTTAAAGCCTTGTGTCTTACCAAACAATTCTGCTACACCATCTTCATCCAAATCGCCAGTATCAACCCCAGCTCCAGACTGGATTGAGACAATTTGTATGCCCGATAACTTAAGAGAAGTACCATAGGTAACGCCATCACGAAGTATATAAGGCTTTTGATGAAAGCCAATTTTAACCTTTGACCCCTCATATACTGGTGTGTCCTCGTTAGTTATAGGTGTACCCTCTGTATCTACTACAGGTGGCTTCTTATCTTCACCCCAAGAGAACTTAACAATAAACTTACCTTCTTCTACCTCTTCCCATGGAGTAGGTTTTAGGGTAGCTCTCTTTGGATTCTTCAGCTTTGATTCTGCCCACTTAAGACAGTCAGCTCTCTCTTCCTCAAGTGCATCAACTACATCACTTCCGACTACAGCCTTAAGTGAGTAACCAAATTTACTTGGTCTTAATATCGCCTGATAACCCTCAAGGGTTACAGGATCTTTAGTTACATGTATGTTTCTCATTAACAGAAAAAATAAGTGGATTTAATAACCGACTCTGGCTCAAGATCGCCAATGATCGGTGGTTCAGTCTTTGCTCCAATAGCTTGTGCAAAGTCTTTTAAGAAATCATGCTCCGCAAACAGGTGCATGTATGTATCTCTTACTAATGTGGATAGGTTAGTCATATCAGTAGCTCTACATAGAACTGAATCATGTATTAAAGCTATAGGTGCATTGAATTTAGTAGCAGTTAGATGTAATAAACTGGCATCCAATGAATGAATTAAGTTTGGAGCTGTTGCATTCTTGTGATGTCTAATATCTACACCCTTCTCATTATCTAAAACCTTTATTCGACATCGACCCATCAAATGTAGTTCAACATTTTTATGGTCATACTTCATAAGTCTTTGATTAACTCTGAAACCAGATGGAGTTTTCCATGATATCTCCTCAGCTCCATCCTTAATCACGTTAGCTACCTCAGATTCTATCCATCTCATAACCCTCATAGGTCCTGGTACGACTACCTCCATGGCATTTCGTACTGCTTTAACTATTTGAGTTAGTTCATCGTTTTCTACTTCAATATTGATATCTTCAAAAGCATCACGAATATACTGTCTATTACTAAAAGGTTTAGCGTTGTATGGAATAGTCATCACACAACGCTTAGTCTTTTTTCTATCCCAATAAGGTCGTAACCTTTCTGGTATATCGTTCATGCTTTCCTCAGCTATTACTGCGTAAGCATCTTGAGGTTTATCACTTGGGACAACATTGACCAAACAAGCTGTGGACTTATCTCGTGCCAATCCTGCCAGTATTTGTAGACCTGAGCATGTAGCATCGGTTGCAACTGGTAGACCAGTAGTCTCCTTACCAGTCATAACTACGTCATAGTATTCTTTACACGCAGCGAGAAATTGCCAAGGTTCATCAGCTGATTCCCAATCTCCAATATTATTTACTGGATCTGTAGCAACTCTAATAATTAATTGTATATTCTCTGCTTTCGCAACCCAGTCAAGTCGCTCCTCCATAGTCGCTTTATCAAGACCATAAGTAGTAGATACTTGAAAAGCTAACCATTTCATCCCATCCTCAGTTATAGGTGCTTCATCTGCAAACCTAATTAAACTTTTTCCAAAGTCTGTATCTTGAGGTGTAAGAAAACTTGGTATAGGGTAAGCTCTTCCACGATAGTCAAATGACCAAGGTATGTAGTAGTCCTTGTCTTTAAACTCTCTGACACAATTCATTGTCATCCTAGTTCTACAAGAAATCCTCCATTCATTAGCATTCTTATTACGTGCTATAGCTTTGTCCTTCCTCCATTGTTTCCTTTTCTCTTCATTAGTATCAATGTCGAGCGGCTTAGGAGGGTCAGGATGATTGATGACAGGACGAAATTTTCCTACCTCTATTTCTCTTTCCTCTAGGTCTTCAGCAACCATTACTATGAATGGATTTAACCGGTATTTTACCTTCTGTATTTCATTAAGGAATTGATAGGTAGTTTCCCCCTGTATACGTAGGGGTTTGCCTCTACGAACCATTTCATGGCATTTAGTTAAATCATTTAGATAGTATCCACCATCATGCATTGGCGACCAATCTCTTGGTTCAATCAACATCGGCCACGCTAATGGACTAAATAATTCAGCTAATCTTATTATTTCTTCCTTATTTTTATGGAACTTTTCTGTAGGTATAACAAACTGTTGTGTCTTACCACGATGCATAGATAGTTCTCTTTCAAACCATTCAGATGATTCCATAAGACAATCTAAGAACCAAGTTCCTACCTTGATACGCTCAATTCTGTTCCATTGTTTCCATGGCTCTAGATTTTCTTGTTTATTCATCAAGGTTGTCATGGATTTAGCTTTATATGCTGTTCCTTTTGCTTGATGCCAATAATTCTTCTTTAATGTCTCAAAAAGCCCTGGTGCACTGGATTCATAGTATCTCATCTGGCATTCAGCTTCTAAAGCTGACCCGATAGCTTGTACTACATTAGCGACCTTACTATTGTCCTTACGAGGAGAAAATATTTTATCAAAGGTTATCTTGGAAGTTATAGCTGCTTGTGATTCTGAATCGAGAGAAAACAAATAAGGCAACAAGTGTATATGTCGTCCTATTGGTGTGTTTTTTCTTTCCTCCTTCTTTTGTTCAATATATTTTACTAAATAGGGCAAGAGGGTTTCTATTGATGACGAACCGAAAACTGTGGCAGAAGCATAGTCCTTGTCTATTAGCTTTTTATTATTAGACCTGAACCGCTCTAAACCACCCTTAATTTGCTTCCGTTCAAACCTCTCTTGCATCTCTAAATCAGCAGTTGTAGGCATGTGATGAGTGTGTTAAATGTGCGCTAGATATATGTTGGATAATCCTACCAATGTGGATAGGTTATAAATTAAGAAAGGGACTGGGTTTTCACCCAATCCCTAAAAGTACTGTACGCTAGTGTATCTTATATTCGGTTAGTTTTTAAGTCCGGCGCGTCTACCAATTCCGCCACACTCCCAAGGGATTTGACCATATTGATTATAACAAACGTGCTTAACATAACAAAAATCCGTCATAAAAATACTGATTTAACGACAGCGGTGGACACGCTAGATATTGTTGATATCATGCTGCTTACCTTCATCAGTAGCATGACCATATCCAAGAGTTGTCGCTATATTTGCATGACCCATCATCTCCATGAGATTTCTAGGTTTTGTTCCATTAGCAAAATGCCATGTACCAAATGAATGGCGTAAGCTATGGAAACAATATCCGTCCTCGCTTGCGAGATTAATCGGATATCTATTGATTACCTTTTTAAAGGCACGTAGTAATTGATCCTTATCTTTCCAGTCGTAACCAAATACTAAATCTCTCGCACCAGCATCTCTGGTACGTTCAACAAGCATATGTTTTAACGATGAATGGATAGGGACAGCACGATACGTACCAGTCTTGGTAGTATCTTCCCTCCTTGCTCCTACATGTAAGCAGTTTTGCAAGAAGTCAACACGTGATGCAGTTAACTTAAGGATCTCTCCTTGTCTCATGCCTGTATAGGCAGCGAAGTTAACGATATCAGCTAAGTCTTGTCGTCCATGTACTTCCACAGCTGCGGTGCAAATGGCTTCGACTTCGTCCTTAGTGAAATGGATA